AGCGGTTTGAGAAGGAGGTGACCGAGGCGCAGCAGCGGATCGAGCAAATCCGCGCCATGGAGAGATATTACAACGCCCACCTGCGGGACATGCTCAACAAGGCGGAGTCTAAAAATAGGAGGCTGGAGGGGGAGAATACCCGCTTGGAGGCGGAGGCTGCGACCCAGGTGGCTGCGACCAAGGTGCGCGGCACGAGGAAGAAAAAACGAAAGGCGAGGTGATGGGACATTGCCAAGTATGCGTGACGCGACGCCTCACGCGGCGCGCGTGCCAGTATGTCGAGGCGCAGGCCAAGCGCGCAGAGGTGGAGCGCAAGGAACGTCAGTACGCGCAAGAGCAGTTGGTGAAATCCAGGTTAGCGGCGCTGGAGCACGAGCGCGACACGCTACGGCAGATCATTGCCGATCTCGTGTCGGAGAGGAAGGGAGCGCCGGCAAAGGAGTGGCCGAGCGCTGCCGCTTTGATACCTCGCGATCTGCCGCCGACTCGCCCGCGGGGCAACTTCGCCAAGATGGAGGCTGCGGCCAAGGCATGAGGGCCCGCGAGCAGCCATGGAGCGCTGGGGAACTATCATTCCTTGACCAGTGGTACGGGCCGTTCGGCCCGGTCTGGTGCGCAGAGCGCCTTGCCCGCAGCAAGGGCTCAGTCACTGGCAAAGCGCGGCGGCGTGGTCTAACTGTCAAACCTGGGAAGGTGCGGCGCCAGCACGTGCGTCCCTTCCGGGAGCTGGCATTCAAGCTATGGCACATGCGCCAAGAGTCACAAATCGAATTGCGGATACCGCGGTAGCGCCGTTCCCGCGCGAGCGGTTCATGAAATTTCTAAAGGTGCTCAAGGTGCAGACCAAGGATTTCGGTCTGCAGACGCTGCATGACAACTTGCTGGGGACACAGCTCTATGTTCTCGATGAAATCGAAAAGGGTCTCGCGGAAGGGGTGTCTACTTTCTGCATTCTCAAGGCTCGCCAACTTGGCTTGTCCACCCTCTGGCTCGCGATCGATCTATTTTGGGCCTTTGAGCATCCGGGTCTGTCAGGTTGCATTGCTACACATGCCGACACAAATCGCGACCAGATCAGGGCGATCGTGGATGTCTTCCTCGCGCATCTGCCGCCATCGCATAAGGTCAAGGTCAGCAAGCACAACCGAACGATGCTGATCTTCAAGAACGGAAGTCAGTTCACATACCTTGTTGCCGGCACGCGTGAGAAGGCTGGGAAAAAGGCCGGTCTCGGGCGCGGTGGCGCGTACAATTTCGCGCACCGCACCGAAACGGCCAACTGGGGCAGCGAGGAAGATTTGAAAGAGCTACGCGCGGCGATGTCGACGCACTACAAGCATCGCCTACAGATTGATGAGACGACCGCTCGCGGGTTCAATTTTTTCCACGACATGTATGAGCAGGCGAAGATGTCACCAGGCATGCGCGCGATTTTCATAGGTTGGTGGCGGAACGAGCTGTACGCGTTCGATCAGGAAGACCCGCGCTTTCTGCAGTACATGCCGAAAGGTCTCAAGGAAACGCTCACGCCGCTTGAGCGCAGGCGCGTTCGTGACGTCAAAGACTCCGCCGACTTTGAGGTGACGCACGAGCAAGTCGCTTGGTATCGCTGGAAACTCGACGATGAATGCAACGGCGATCAAGCCAAGATGGACGAAATGTTTCCGTGGACGGACGAAGACGCGTTCCAGGCAACCGGCGCTAAGTTCTTCACGAACGCGGCACTAGGCATGCAGATGAAAGCGGCCAAAGCAACAAAGCTGCGGCTCTACAACTACGTGCTCGGGGCAGAGTGGAAAGACCTTGGTGTCATGGAGACCCAGGACCGGCGGGCCGGATTGCGTGTGTGGGAGCCGCCCAAGCCTGGCAACGAATACGTGATCGGCTGCGATGTCGCCTATGGGCGATCCGACAAGGGAGATCGGCACTCGATCTCGATCTACCGCTGCTTTGCTGATCGGCTCTTTCAGGTGGCGGAGTGGGTGAGCGTCGTTGCCTCCACCTACCACTGCGCCTGGGTGCTCGCGCATTTGGCTGGCTGGTATCAGACGACGATGGTCAACCTTGAAATGAACGGCCCCGGCGAGGCAGTGTTCAATGAGCTGAACAGTCTCAAGGTTGGGATGTCGCGCATGCCGGCGATGCCTCACGAGAACGACATTAAGGGAGTGCTCAACAATATGCGGCACTTTCTGTACCGACGCGCGGACAGCCTCTCGGGTGGTCTGCTGTTCCAATGGAAGATGACCGAAATGAACAAGTTCTCAATGATGTCGGCGTTCAAGGATTCGGTCGACCTTGGCCGCATCATCATTCGATCCATGCCGTGCCTGGAAGAGATGCGCTCGATCAAGATCGAGGACGGCGTGATTGAGGCGGAGGGCGCCAAAAAAGACGACCGTGCCATTGCCAGCGGCCTCGCTCATGAGGCATGGAAACGCTGGGTGCAGCCTCGGATGCTGGGCAACGGGGCGACCTACAAGGTTGTGCTGGAGCGGGAAAGCCAGAGTGGTCCGATCCCGCCGGAGCGCGTGGCGCAGGCGATGGTAATCGACTATCTACGCCGCGCGCGCATCGACGTGACGCAACGCCAATGATGGGTTGGCTTTACTACTTGTATTTCTGGGCTTATAGGCGTGCCTATGAGCTGGACCTACCGTTGTCTAAATCAGAGCTGCGGCAAGACCTACACCGTCGCCGTCAACAGACCCCGGTGCCCAAAGTGCAAGGGTACGCGCGCCCGGTGGGTGCCACAAGGTATTGCCATTCGCGCCGTCGCAACCGGCGTCGACCGGTCGAGTAGAGACCTGGCTGCGCAGTTCGGCCTCTCCAATTTCCAGACAGCCCGCCAGGGTGAGGCGGTCAAGCGTGCGCCCGAGCCCGCGCGCGGGATACCGCTGCGGCCGGCTGGCGGGCAATATGGCGGCGTCAAGATGCCGGTCAACATCAACGGGCAGATGGGCACGCCTGACCTTCCCTATAACGGCGCCGTGTGCTCCCCGACCGGAGTCGGATCGTCGTTCAGGCCGGTGGGGACTGTGAATCCAGCGCAAGCGGCAGCCGGTCGTCAGCGCCTGCAGCAGATGACACAGGTGGTCGCGAGACATAGGCCGACCGAATGATCATCCCGCGCACCGAGCCCGCGCGCTCGCAAAAGGTGAAGTACATTCTCGACTGTTGTCTGCAGTCGCAGCAGACGCGTATCTCGCTCTATGATCGCCGCCGCCGCTACTTCCTGTTCGGGACGTATTCATACGAGCCGATCCTTTACAACCGACTGATGTCGCACACGGACCTTGTGGCGTCGTTCCTCTACGCGGCAGACCATGCGCGCTACACTGTGGCTGCGCCGCCGAACTCTCCGCCCGAGGTGGTGTCGCAAATGGAGGCGGTGGAAGATTGCTGGAATGACGAGTTCCGCGACTCCGGCCTGGCATTTCAAATCACGCTCGCGCTGCTTTGGGCGCTTGTCTATGACAGCGTGTTCTTCAAGCTCGGCTGGCACGAGTCCAGGGACGAGCTGTACGCGAAGATGATCACCCCGCACAACTTCGGGGTCTATGACGAGAGCGAGCCGGACCTGGATAGTCAGGAGGCGTTCGTCCACACCTACCATCTGAATTGGGACAACGCCGTGCTGCGGCTGATTCGCGCCGGTAAGAAATCAGAGATCAAGCGCCTTTCGACATCGGCCGGTCCCACCGCATCGTTGCTGCCTCCGGCACTGGCCAACCTGCTGATCACCGCGACGGGTGGCGCCAACCTGTCCGGCCCGATCATGGGGCAGTCGCAGACCAACTATCAGCCGAACGCGGACTATGAGCCACGCTCGGATGCCGTCATGGTGGCCATGCACGAGCTGTGGGTGTGGGATGATCTGGCCGAAGACTACGTGACGTTCACCGTCGCTGAGAACGATATCATTCTATCGGACTCGCGTGAGACGATCGAGGCGCTTGCGAAGGCGTCGAAAGCTGGCGAGGGCAGTCGGCCGCAATACGCGTCGCACACGAACATCTTCATGAAACAGGATCACCCATTCGTCCAATTCCGCCCTTACGAGCTGCCCGAATATTTCTGGGGTGAGTCACACTGCGATCGGCTGATCAAGTTGCAGGATTGGACCAACGGCACGCTCGACAATATCAGGGAAGTTTTGGAGCGGCAGATTGATCCGGCCAAGGTGTTCTCTGGGTTCAACGGGTTGAGCGACGAAAAGGCTGGCGCGCTCGGTGGACCTGGCACGTGGGTGCTCGACATGATGCCTGGTGCCAAGGTGGAAGAGTTGCGCCCGCCGATGCCGCCGGACATCTTCGCCGAGTTCAAATCGATCGGCGAGGTTTTCCTTGAGGCGTCGGGACTCACTGAGACGGTGAGCGGCAAAGGCGAGGCTGGTGTGCGCGGCAAGGGGCATGCGCGACAACTGGCCGTAACCGGATCGGCCCGCATCCGCAAGGTTGCGGTTGGACTCGAGCCGGCGCTGGTGCGCTTGGCTGATCTGTCTCTGAGCCTGATGCGGCGGAACGATCCGCAGCGCCTGGTCGGGCAGGGTGTTCCGGGAGAGTTCTTGCTGGCGCAGGTCGGCGATTGGCGCATCCGCATTGCCGGGCACTCGCACTCGCCACTGTTCGCTGACGAGGCAAAAGAGGAATCCATCTTGCTCAAGAAAGCGGATGCGATCGACCGCGAGCAATTCATCCGCCTGCGCAATCCACCGAATGCTGCTGTGCTGATCGCCAAGTTGCGGCAGCGGATCAAGGCTGAGCAAGCCGCCAAGGCGGCGGAGGCCGCTGATCCGACAAAGCAGGCTGGCAAGCCTGGTCCGAAGGGCAAAAACGGGGTTGCGCCAGCCATGCCGGTATGACGTGGGCAGGAGTTGGCGGCAACCATTGACGGTTGCGGGGGCAATGCTATTTTGGGGCATCCCGTGAGGGATCAAGCGAAACAAGCCCGCCCTGTAGCGGTAATGAAAGGAATCACCATGCTGACCAAGACCCCCGAGGCGTTTCGGCGCGGCCGCAAGAGCAGGCGCCGTCGGCGCTAGCCGAAAGCCTCTTGACGCGTATCTTTGCCCCCTGAAAAGTAGAGCCCCGGCAACCCCGATCGGGGCTTTGCTTTTCAGGCGCCATGTTCGCTCCCGCTGACTGCCGCTGGTGCGGCGCGACATTCGAGAAAACCTCCGCCAACCAATGGTATTGCTCGCCCGAGCACGCGCACGAGCAGCGGCTTGTGGACTGGCGCGCATACAGCAAGGCGCGTGCTCGCAAGAAATCCCGAGTGCGCTGGCGTCGGCAATACGAACGCCGCAAGGATCGGCGCGAGATCAAAAACGCCTATGAAAAAAAGCGCCGGCCACCTGTCAGAAGGTTAGCGCGAGAGCGCGCACAGCTAGAGCGCGAAGTGCTCGCCTTCGCGGTCTATGTGGGCAAGTTGGCGTACGCTCACTTGCGCGCATTTTAGAGTTGCTGTAGCAAACCGGCATGCCCGTGCCTGGAATGCCTCCCGGAATGCCACCTGGCGCACCGCCCCCGCCTGCCCCTGGCGGAGCTGGGCCAATGGGCGGCGCGCCCAAGCTCCCAGGCAACGTTGCTGGCGGTCCCGGTGGTCCCGGCGGCGGTCCGGCCATGGCGCCTGGCGGCGGTGCCGGCCAAGAGGCCGCAGCCGACGCGATGATCAAGAGCATGATCCCCGGATTGCACAAGGCGCTCGGTGCCTACGCGGTCGGCTCAAAGAAGTACAACGGACTGCTGAACGCCATCCGCGCGCTGACGTCGAACTTTGGGAAAGAGAATCAAGAGTCGCTTGTTCCGAGCGCAATCCAGCAGATGGCAATGGCCGCGAAATCTGGCGCGCCCTTGCCAGGCGCGATGCCGCCGGGTATTGCAACTGCAACACCAGAGCCGGGCGCCGGCCCGCCGCCAGCACCGCCGGGCCTCGGCGTTCCAATGTAGGAGTCTCCCATGGCCGAATATGCGTATCTGAAACCGAAGGTGAAGGCCGGCAAGATCGGCGTGCGCGAGCGCAATCGCGGCATGTTCGTGAACGTGCCCGGCTACGTGCGATTTGGCGGTCTCACGAGCGCGGACAAGATTCCGATGCCGGAGGCGTCGACCATGTCGCTCGAAAAGACGCCGCAAGCGAGGTCCGGGAAACCCATCTGATGTGGCGGCCGTCGATCAAGCGCGGAATCATTGGCCGGCAGGGCGGGCGCCCAAAGGGCTCGACTGCCGGCGATGCCATTCCGCAGCCCTTTGGCATGGGTGACGACTACGGCCGCGCCAAATACTACAGCAACCCTCAGAGCTTTCCCGGCCTGAACGGGTTCGATCTCGACAAGCCCAGCTATGCCAAGCGCTCGAATTACCGGACGCCGCTCGCCGGCTCGGGCGCCATCATGTCCCGCAAAGGGGAGCCTTTCGACGATGCCTCGTGATTTGGATGACGCGACCCTGAAAGAGTACGGGCTGTTGGCCGTCAAGCTGGCGACCAATGCTAAGACCAGGCGCGCTTTCATCAAACAGGTGAAAGAGGTTGAACCGGACCGCCGGTTCCCGGACGCTGACGTCGCCGATCTGCGCGAGGAAATGGAGACGCGACTCGAGCAAGAGCGCCTTGACCGGGCGACGGAAGAGACGACCAGACGTTTGAGCGCGGCGCGCGCCATGCTGATCAGCAGCGGTCGCTACACCGAAGACCAGGTGAAAGAGATCGAGACCAAGATGCAGTCGCTCGGTCTCTCCGATTACGAGGCCGGCGCAATCCTCTACTCCAACGACCGCGCCCCAGCGCATCCGTCCAATCATCGGCCCAAGCCGGAAGGCGGGCCATGGTCGCTGCCGGAACTGCCCGGCTTGCTCGACGACCCGATCACCGCAGCGCGCAACCAAGCGTATGCCGAGATCGATAGGATCAACGCCGCGCATCGGTAACAAGGAGTCTGATCGTGCCCGTATTCGGACAAGGCATCGTCCCGGCGCAAGGCGCCGTTGCGGCAGAGCTTGCGGCCGTCACGCGGCGCGCGTTCATTCCCAAGGTGATCGTCCAGCTCTGGCGGTCGACACCGTTCCTCGCCGCGGTGCTATCGCATGCGCAGACAGCTAGCGGCGGTCTCTCGCCAATCACCGTCCCGCTGCAGGGCAACCCGATGGTGGCAATCCAGACCATCGGCTATGACGGTTCGTTCAATCAGCCGGGCGTGACGCCAGGTCTGCAGAACGCGGAATTCAACCTCAAGGGCTACCTCACGGCGGTCCCATTCATCGGACTCGAGGGTCTAGTGCAGCTCGATTACGCGGTGGTTCCGCTGATCGAGGCGCGCATGAACGACGTCACCAACGTCACGCTCGATCGTTTCTCCAGCGATCTGTTCACGAACGTTGCCAACCAGAACGCCATGATCGGCCTGCCGGCCGCGGTCGATGACGGCACGTTCTCAGTCAACTACGGCAACATCTCGCGCACGGCGAATGCCTTCTGGCGTTCGACCTACGTGCACAATGGCTCGCCGACCGTACCGACCCGCAACCTCATGCTGCAGTACATTGCACAGGTCACCAAGGTGACGGGCGAGCGGCCGAAAATGGGACTCATGGGGTTCGGCACGTGGACCCAGCTTGCCCAGGACTTCACTTCGCAAGAGCGCTACCTGATCACGCCGTCCGGCTCATTCGAGAACGGCAAGGTCGCCTCTCTCTTCCAAGCTCTCGACGTCGCGGGCGTCCCCTTCTACGCGGACCCGAACTGTCCGGAGGGGACGCTGTATCTGCTCAACAACGACTACCTCAGCGCCTATCTGCACGAGCGGGCGAACTTCTACTTCACCGGATTCGAGTCGACGCTGCCGAACAACCAGCTCGGCTATGTCGGCGCAGTCGTGACGCTGATCGAGCTGGTCGACGTCAAGCCGAAGGCGCACGGGAAGTTTGACAACCTCGCCTTCCTGAACATCTAGGAGTCCGCAATGCGTCTCGGTGGAGCTTTCCCGTTTGGCCAAGCGGCGGTCCCGGTGGCGCTGCCGGCCGGCGGCGTCTTCTATGTCCCCGCCGGAAACTATTTCGTCAGCCCAGGCGGGCAGACCGTCATGCAGTATTTCGACCCTGTGCTGCTCTCCTGGCGGAATGTCGACAACCCGCAAGGCGGAATGCACACCGTCATTTCCTGCGACGGTTACAACTACCGCCTGATCAATATGTCTGGCGTGGTCAACGCCGCGGTGATCACCAACGCGGGTTCCGGCGCAGTCAACGGCATCGGGCAGGCTGCAACTGGTGTCGCCGTCTCATTCGGCGCGGCGCCGGCCAACGGCCAGGCAGCCGCCGCGTATGCGGTCGTCGGTGGCGCGCTCTCCGGCATCGTGATCACCAACGGCGGTTCCGGGTTTGTGGTAGCGCCGATCATCGTCATCGATGCTCCCCCGCCGGGCGGCGTCCAGGCGACCGCCACGTGCACGATCTCTGGCGGCGTCATCAACGCCGTTACCCTCGTCAACCCTGGCGCCGGCTACACGGCCGTCCCCAATGTGTACGTCATTCCGCAGTACAGCACCTATGTTGGCATTGGCGTTCCGGTGAATCCGGCGGGCCCGCCGTCGATCGTGCCGCCCGGCATTCTCAATTTCCAGCAGCCTCCGTTCTTCCCCGGCATCAACTGGACGCAAGTCCAGCAGTCTCCCAGCGGCGCTGTTCTCACTGCTGGCGCCTTGACGGGGTCGGGGACGGTCACCGCAATCGTGATGACGGCCTACGGCGCGGGGTATACCGGCACCACGATCCCGACCATCACGATTACGGGTGCAGGCGCAGCGGCGGCAACGGCGATACCGTCGTTCTGTTTCATCTCCGCCACCAACGCTGGTGGCGCCGGCTATACGGTCGGCGCCCCATTCATCACCTCGTTGACGCCAACCGGCGCAACTCCGGTGCTGTTCAACAACAACAACGCTTTCGGCCCGCGTGCGGCTCGCGGCAGGCTGACTGCGACGTCTGGCAACACGTCAGTTGTGGAAGACCCAGGATTCGGCCTGCAGGGCGTGGTCAACGTCGGCGTGCTGGAGTTTGGCAACGCGGCGCTGCCGACGATCGGCGTGTTTACGGCCGTGGTCGGCGGCATCACGGATACGTCCGTTCTGCAGCCGGCACTGATGGATTAGGAGTCAACCTTGGACAAAGAAGACCCGTTCGCGCCAACCGTCGCGCGCATCCGCATCACGAACCACAACGATTTCGAGATCGCGGATCGGTGCGACTCCATTTTGTATCGGTTTCCCCCTGGCAAGCCGCAAGACATCCCGCTGGATGCCGCGCACCATCTGTTCGGGTTCCATCTGGAGGCGACCGAGGACGAACAGTTTCGGCACTGCTGCAAGCGGTTCGGGTGGAACACACTGGACCGCGTCAAGGCTGGCGAGGATGTGAAGTTCTTCGGCAATCTCGACATTCGGCCGGTCACGTACCAGCTCGTGGAAGTCAAAGACCCGACGTATGTGAGCAAGCGCGGCGGGCCTCGCCCGCGCAAGGATATTCCGGAGACGATCGCGCCGGGGCCAAGCGAGTGATGCTTTGCTGTTGTCCGACTACATTCTGCAGGTCCGCCAGCTCGTGCATGACCTGCAGGGGAACGATTTCAGCAATTCCGATCTGATCGGGTATATCAACACTGCTCGCCAGCGCGTCGCGCTCGACGCTCACTGTGTCCGCAGTTTCTATACCGGCCTCAACCTGATCCCGCTGCAGGAGCGATACCCGATCACTGGCGGAGTGGGCGGAGCCCAACTCACGCTTGCGGGTTCCGGCTATGCTCCGCCTCCGGCGGCTCCCCCTGCTGTGACGATTGCGGCAGCCCCGGCGGGCGGAGTGACGGCTACGGCAGTCGCGACTGTGTCGGCTGCTGGCACCGTCAGCTTGGTGACAATCACCAACTGGGGCAGCGGCTATGTCACCACGCCATCCATCACGATCGCGCCGCCTGGCGCTGGCGTAACCGCGACTGCGGTGGCGATCACATTGCTGAATGTGCTCGATATCCTGTCGATCAGCATCTTGTGGCCGGGGAACACAAACCGCTACACGCTGGGGTGGCTCCCCTTCACGCCGTTCCAGGCGTTCTGCCGGACGTTGCCGACATTCTCTCGCAATCCGAGCGTGTGGACCAACTTCGACGAAATCAACGCGTTCTTCCTGTATCCGATCCCCGACCAATCTTATATCTCTGAGATTGATGCGATCGTGTTGCCGAATCCGCTGGTGGGCCTGTCGGAATCTGACTTGCAGATATTGCAGCCCAACGCTGACGCGGTGCAGTTTTATGCGGCGCACCTCGCGCTGATCAAGCTGCAGAATTTTGAGCACGCGGACTACCTCAACAAAAAGTATGAGGCGAGGCTGCAGCAGATCAAACTGACGCGGCAGGATCGGCGTTATCAGAACGTTTATCGATCCTGGTATCGCCGCCTGAACAGGATGTGAAGTGGCCGGCCCCGACAAACGCAGCGCGCTTGAGTACATCGTCTTTCGCGATATCCAGACGATGGACACTCAGGGTGCGCGCGAAGGGCTTGACCCCAAGCATGCGTCATGGCTGGAGAACGTGCAGCCGATCGGACCAAGCCAGCTGCTGCAGGTGCCGGGTCTGATTGCTGCGCTCGCGACCTTGCCGAGCGCGGTGACTCGTGCGTTCTTCGCCACGTTCACGGGCGGCGGTGGAGCCGATCCCACCAACGTCATCGATTGGGCCGTGGTCTTCACGGTGGCCGGCAGCGGCCATGTCATCCAGCTCTCAACCGGCGCCGTCACCAATTTTGCCGCAGCGGGCACGTTCTCAAAAATCCCGGACGTCACGCAATGGAAGTCTGAACGCATACTGATCAACGATCCGCAGGCTGGATATGCGACCTATGATAATCTGACATTTGTCGTTGCTGGCGGAGTCTCCCCGAACATTGTCGTCACCAATGGCGGGTCGGGTTACGGCGCTCCGCCGACTGTGACGATTTCCGGCGGGACGGGCTCCGGCGCAACAGCGATCTCGCAGATCACGAACGGCGTTGTCACCAAAGTTCTGTTGACCAACCCAGGTTCAGGCTATCTGCCAGGCGACGTCCTGACGGTGACGTTTGGTTCCGGCGCCGCGACCGCGACCGCGATCATTTGGCCATTCATCGGTGGATCATTCGTGACGCTCTCGCCGATCTTCGCAATCACCAATCCAGGCTTTTATTACTACGCAGCTCCAACGGTGACGATCACTGGAGGCAGCGGCACTGGCGCCACAGCTGTCTCGACGATCTCGGGCGGCGGAGTGGTCGGCATTCAGCTGACGAATTCCGGATCGGGGTGGCAGGCTGGTAATGTGATCGTGGTCACGATCGGAGCGCCGCCGGCTGGGGTTCAGGCGACCGCTCATTCAGATATTTCCGGTGGCCTTGTCGGGTTTACTTTCACGGTGGACGATCCTGGGTCTGGATACCCGTCTCCACCAACCGTTACTCTTACGGGCGGGGGCGGCTCCGGAGCCACGGCCCATGCTGTTTTGACGGATGGGAAGGTGACTGCGGTCGTCGGAGATTCGCCTGGAACGAATTATACAAGTGGCCCAACGGTCACCATAGATGCGCCTCCGGCTCCGGTGACCGCGACGGCGACCGAGGAAGTCATCGCCGGGACAGGCGGTGGGTTTGCTGCATCAGTTGCGGTGTTTCAGGGGCGCGTGTGGTTGTCGTCCGGTCGCCTGCTGACCTACACGGGAACTCTCGGGTTTGATGACACCAATCCGGCGAATGCCGCCGGATCGACGGTGATCACGGACGCTGATCTCAAGCACTCGATCACCGCGCTACGCAGTCTCAACAACTACCTATATATTTTCGGCGACGGTGCGATCAAACAGATCGGCGCTATCACGGTCAGCGGCACAACTACGCTCTTCAACATCCTTTCGCTTTCGTCAGACCAGGGGACCACGTTCCCTATGACGATCCAGTCTCACGAGCGGTTGGTTCTGTTCGCGAACACGGTTGGTGTCTTCGCCGTCTACGGCGCGTCGGTGCAGAAAATCTCCGACATGATGGACGGTCTTTATAGGACCGTGAATTTTGCGCTTGATCTGCAGGCCGCGGTTGGCGACGTCAACAACATCCGTTGCTATTGCCTGCTCGTGAACGCGCTCGACCTGAACAATCAGCTCCGTTCCATGTTCATGTGCTATTTCAACAAGCGGTGGTTCTTGGTGAGTGGCAGCAGCTCTGAGGTGGCCGTGGCGCAGATGGCACTCGGCAACACGCTGCAGGTCTACTCAAGCTCAGGGACTGACTTCACGAGGATGTTCGCCAACGCGGCGCAGACGCAAGTTTTCATCGTGCAGACCGCGTTGACCGACAATGGCAAGCCGTACATGGGCAAGCGCGCATTGCGTATCGGCACGATGCAGGAGGCGACGGCAGGCGGGACGCTCTTCCTATCGTCCGACACCGAGCAATCGCAGGTCACGATTTCGTTCACGCAACCTGTAGGATTCTTCTGGGAAGAGACTCAGGCGGCAGGCTCCGGCCTGCTGTTGGGCGCAACGCTAAGTGGCGTCATCGCCGGACTATCTCTGGACTATATCATGATCGAGTACCAGGAGACGGGGCCTATGAAATCGAGCAACCTTACCAACTAGAATGGCGCTGTTCTCGCCAGACCTGACCGCCTTTGGAGATGAGGCCGGCTTTGCGCGTTGGCTCACCGCGCACTATTTGGAGCATCAACAGTTCGTCCAACTCGGCTTGCTCAATACGCCAGTGCTGTTCTTTCCAAACTGGGATTTCTGGTACTTCGGCGACAACAAGGGCGCCCAGGAGACTTGGATTTCCAGCCACGCCGTGACGCATCAAATCTTGTGTGCGACGGTGAAAGTGTCTGGGTTTGACTTCTCTGGCTTGGACGTAGAAAGGCCGGACCGCTTTGCGCTTTGGATGGAGGCGCATAGAACAGAGCATGAGAAATTGCGAACCGCTTTCGGGATCACATGACGTGCGCAAACATCCGGCCGGCAACACGATTGGACCTTGTCGAGTGGGCGGGACGCCTGGAATCGTCTTACGTTGCCGAGATGGACGGCGAGCTTGTCGCGTTGGCCATCTTCGCCCGCCGATCCGATGGGCGCCTTTTTGTCCAAATGGACACCAGAGATACGCGGAAATTCAAGATGATGTGGCAAATGCGGAGGATCATCCGAGAGGCGGAGCGCCCGCTGTATGCAGCCTGCGAGGACTTGCGCTATCCTAGCGCGCCAAGGTTCCTGCGATTGATCGGGTTCAAGGAAACCGACGAAACGCTGAACGGCAAGAAAGTGTGGGTGGTCACATGATGAACGAATTCGGGATGAGAGAAAGCCGCCGCTGGACACCGCGGCGTGATCCGATCTCGATCGGTGCCGGCATCTTTGGGCTTGGCGAGGCGCTCTTTGGCGGGCTTGGCGCGGCCGGTGGCGCGTTGCTTGGTGGCGCCGAGGCGCTTGCCACTGGGGCCGGCGGTGCGCTGCTGGGCGGAGCGGAGGCACTAGGTGGCGGATTGTTCGGCGGAGCGGAGGCGCTTGCCGGGGGCCTAGGTGGGTTGGCTGGAGACATTGGGGGTGGAATTACAGGCGCTCTCGGCGGGTTGGGAGATGCGGCCAGCGGTGTTTTGACCGGCATTGGCGATTTGGCCTCGCCTCTCGGCGAGGCAACTGGGCTCGGCGGCGATCTGCTAGGCGGCGGAACGAGTGCTGCCGCTGATCTCGCCGGCAGTGCTGCCGAGGCGGGCGGCGGATTGGCGTCAGCGGCTGGAGAAGGACTCAGCGAGGGCGTATTGCTCCCGTCTCTCGGCGAGGCCGGCCCGCTAGGTGAAGTGTCGGCGCTGGGTGACACTGGCGGTTTGATGGGCCTTGGTGGCCCCGTGGATTCCGGTCTCGGCTCACTCACAGCTGACGCTGCCTCCGGCAGCCTTGCCGGCGCTGGAGCTGGCGTCGCAGAAAGCGGGATCACAGCAGGCACGACTGGCGGCAGCGGGATTCTCGGCTCGATTGCTCAGGGTGCTCGCACCTATGGTCCGCTCGCTGGCCTTGGCGTGCTCGGCTACAATTTGCTCTCCGGACCGCCGGAGATGTCGGATCAAGCGCGCGCGGTACAACAGGCAAACCTGCCGCTCATGCAAGCGAACGCTGCTTTCGGGCAAGAGGCTTTGCGCCTTGGTCAGGCAGGACAAATCACGCCAGCCCAGACTGCTCAGATTGACCAGTATGTGCAGGGCGCCAAGAATCAGCTCTATCAACAGATCGTTGCGTCCGGGCAAGACCCGCGCACCTCAACTGCGTATCAGCAGGGCGTGCAGCAAATCGAGCAGCAGGCCGTCGCCATGCGCCAGCAGTTCATACAGCAGTTGATCTCTCAAGGTCTGCAGGCTGCCGGCGGCGCTACCAACTCGATCATGTCGGTTGCTCAGCTACAGCAGCAGCAGGACGCGGCTTATAACACCGCGCTTTCCAACGCGGTGCGCGCCTTCGGATCAACAATCGGCGGACAGCCGACGCGCAGGGCGGCGTGACATGGTGGAAAGACTGGCGGGCGGCGACGAAGTAGAAAGCCCCGGCACAACTGAGGCTCCGCCTGAGCCTGGCGATGATCGCCGCGAAAATCAGTTCTACAAATCGATTGAAGACCAGCGTGAGGCGATGGCCAAGCGCGAGGCCGAATATGAGCGCGGCCGAAAGGAAATGGAGCCGCTGGAAAAGCGCGCGTTCTCTGCGCTCAACCAGACGCTGCCCAAGCCGCCACAGCTGCAAAAGCCTCCGGAGCCTCCGAAAGAAGTTGACATGGCGCCGGACGTCCAGGGGTGGCTTGGCGCCGCAGCCTTGCTCGGCATTCTTGCCGGTGTGCGCGGGCGCAATGCGTCGACTAATGCCCTCACCGCGTTCGGCGGTGCGCTGGAGGGAATGAAAGAGGGCAACAAGGAAAAATTCGATCGCAGCTATAAGACCTGGAAGGCGCAGAGCGAAGTTGTTTCGCAAAGCAATGATCAGCTGGTCTCGCAATACAAGATGGTGCTTGAGAGCAACAAGCTCACGAGCGATCAAAAACTGCAGCAGCTCAAGTTGATCGCCACCATCAACCAGGACAAGGTCAACGAACAGGCGTTGCGTGTGTCCGGGCTGAGTGAGATTTCCAAGAACATCGCGCAATACGAGTACCACACGGCGCAGATGACCGAGCGCACGCGCAACATCGACCGCATGATCACCGAGGCGCGCGAGAAAGCCGAGGATCGCAAGAAAGCATTGGAGCTCAAAGAGCGCGAGCTGGCGGAGAAGGATAAGAAATATAAGGCCGGCCTGATGGACGATGAGGCGATCGATGCTATCGCGCGTCGCGTTGTCGCCGGCAGCCCGAATGCGCTGGCGAACATCGGCCGTGGCGCACAGGGTTCTGAAAATCTATCCAAGATTCACGCACGCGCTGCGGAGATCGCGAAAGAGCAAGGCATCGCGCCGGAAGATATTGACCAGCGCATCGCCGAACAATTTGGACAGCGCGCGTCGCAGCGGGCGATCGGCACTCGGGCCGCGACATTCGCCTTGGCCGGTCAGGAGCTGAAAGAAATTCTCCCGACCGTGCGCACCGCGATCAACAACGTGAGCCGCGGCGGTGTCGTGCCCGTCAATCGCGCGTGGCGAGCGTTTGAAACAGGTACAGGCAGCACGGAAGAGGCAAAGCTTGGCGCTGCGCTCAACACACTGGTCAACGTCTATGCCCGTGCTATCAGCCCAACAGGAACGGGCACGGTCAGCGACAAAGAACACGCGCGAGAAATGTTAAACCGGGACATGACGTCGGCGCAGATGCACGCCGTTCTTGATCAGATGATGATCGAGGCGGAGGCGGCGGCGAAGGCTCCGGCGGCGGCCAAGCAAGAGCTGCGCGATCTGGCGAAGAGCGGCGGCGGAGCGCCGAAAGAGCGGGTCTATAACCCGAAGACTGGGCGACTCGAGTAATGGCAGACGACGACATCAGGATCAAAGGCCCGGATGGGGTGATCAACAGATTCCCTAAAGGCACCCCCGACGATGCCATGACCGAGGCCATGCGGACTCAGTATGGCGGGCCTGGGGATGAGCCACCCAAGCCTGTTGCCGCAAAGCCTGCTGGTCCCGAGTTGCGAGCCTACGATCCAACGTTCCGGAACAAGGCGGCAGGCGGGCTCGATTACATTGTCGCGAAAGTTCTCGGCGAAGACCCTGAGGCCCGGCCGTCATCTACGCGCGAACGCCTAGTGCAAGCTCTTGCGGGCGGTGGGCCGCTCGGTGGATCAACGACAGTCGGCGTCGCTGATCTCACTCCGGCCGGCATTGTGATGGGTGCTCAGGAAGGGCAGCGGGCAGCGAAGGCTGGGCATTGGGGCGAGGCAGCGCTTGGCTCGCTTTCGGTCATCCCTGGCGCCAAGCCGGTTGCGCAAGCCGCCAAGACGGCTGCCGAAACTGTCGCAAGCAAACTGCCGAAGGCGACCGCGTTCGATCCCACCCCACATGCCGAGCGCTGGGTGAGCGAGGCGCTGCGCAAGGATGCCAAGCTTGCGGCTGGTGATCCAGGCACAGCAGCCGCCGAGGCGGCAAGTAAAAAGATCGAGGCTGGAGCCGAGGCCGGGCAGGATGTTCGACTGTTGGACGTTGGTGGGGAAGAAACGCGCACGCTTATGCGCACCGCTGCAAACACATCTCCCGCCGCGCGCGAGGCAGTGAAAGACGTCACCGATCCGCGCTACAAAGAACAAGCCGTGCGCATGGTCGATTGGCTGCGCAAGGCGACCGGGAACCCGGAAGAGGCGCAGCTGACGCTCGATAAGATTCGCGAGGCTGCGCGCTCGCCAACGACCGCCGCTTATAACGCGGCGTACGCAGCTGGAGAGAATGGCATCTATCCCGGTCCGCCCACAGGCGTTGGTCCCGAGTGGGAACGCGTACTGCAGCAAGCCTATGAGCGCTGGGCGAATGAGTATCAGGCCGGGCTGACGACAGGTCAGTGGCACGCTGGCGGCAAGGATGGAATGCCACTAACGTTGGAGGCGCACGACAAGATCAAGCGCGTTTTGGACGACAAGGTGGGAGCTGCCAAACGAGCTGGCGAGAATGAGGCGGCCCGGCTGTGGAGCGCCCAGCGCAACAAATACGTGGAAGAACTCGACAAGGCCGTGCCCGAGTACGCAATCGCGCGCGGGAACTCCGCAAAAGTCATGGGTGCCGGAGACGCGGTTGAGGCCGGCGAGAAAATTGCGCAGAGCCGGATGTTGCCCGGCGAAATCGAGAAGATGCGGAAGCAGGCGGGCCCAGAAGAATGGGGGCATGTCCAATCAGGCTATGTCGATCAAGTCATTCGCACCGTGCTCTATGCACAAGATCGAGCAGACGTCGTCAAGCGTCTGGCGGCAAGCGAGGGAGCCAGGCAGCAGCTCGACGCAGTGCTTGGACCGGAGACGGCGCGGAAGTTGGAGGCCGTGCTTGAGATCGAGACGTTGTTGACGCGCGCAAAGGAGGCTCTGAGCAATTCGACGACCGTTGCGCAAGCCGAGGCACGACAGCGCTATCAGGTTCCGCAAGCGGGCGTATCGAAAGCGGCGCAAATGGCTGCCAACTTTGATCCCAGCAGTATTGGCACGATGCTATTCGGGTGGGGCAAAAAGAAAGTCACCGAGATCGCGGAGGCGACACAAGAGCGCCAGACGCGACAGGTCATGGATCGCGTCGTTGAAATGCTGCTCTCCAAAGACGCCGCCACGTACTATCGCGCGATCGACGGGCTCGCGTCATCAGAGCCGGCCATGAAAAAGGTTCGCGAGATGGTTGCGAACATGCCGGACCTGCCGACCAAGGCGCGGCAGCAAGGTCTGCGTGCATTGAGTGGCGTTGGGGCGACGGACGATCGAACCCGAGAAAAACCGAGGCTGCCGGGCGAGGTGTCCCCGATGGGCAGCAAGGCTCCGTTGCCTGGTCGGATGAACCTCGGTGGGCCCAAGGTGGAAGACCAACAAGAGAAGAAAGCCCCGGCCGGAGATCAGGAGGCGCAGAACGTGATCCGCCTAATCCGTCCCGCCAACGCGAATTCGCCCACGTGGTCGGTGGGCGACTGGGACAAGCTCTCGCAGGCGGATCGGGATGCGCTGATCAGGAAAGCGCAACAGGGCAAAAAATGAACCGGCGGCGCGGGCTCTGCAGCCGGCCGTCAAACATCGCCCAAGGTGGCATTCGGCGGAACTTGGGCTTGTGCATAGAGCGCATCCAATAGAAGTGGACAGCGCGCGCTCGCTTGGCGACGGCAGCGCCGCGCTTGGCTTGGCGGATGCGATAGTGGTAGACGGTCATGACACCCCTCGCGGTTTCGTGTAGGCAAGCGGTGATTCGCGAAATCTGTCAATGGCAAAACGCAAAGCCGATCCAGCCGACGAACTGCTAACGAGCGCCCGCCAGGGTATCCAGGCCGTTCTCAAAGACGACAAGGCGACAACGGCTGAAAAGTTGAAGGCGATAGAGTGCTCTCTCAAGCTCCTGATCGTCGAGAAAAAACTGAAAGGTGTGGACGATGACGAGTCATTCTTCCCCAACGCCGGATAGTCCCTACGATGCCAACGGGCATCTGCGAGGGCAGATGGTTGGCGGTCCGGCTCCGGAGATCGGCGAGATCGTTCCCCAGGCGTCTCGGGCGGCGCCGTCTCAGGCCCAATACCTGGCTGTCGTGCGCGCGGCGATCGACGTCGCCTCGGCGCGCGGTCTTACCATCATCGCCACCCTGAACGCTTGCGCGATCTGGGATTATGCGGTTTACGAGCCGACAACCCCGCGCACAATCGCGGCCGCCGTGGCGTCCGGGATCGTGCTCCTACCATTGATCTGGCTGAACTGGAGTCGCGGATGACGGCCATCGCCTACGCGGTGCTGATCGGAGCTTGCAGTCTGTGGGCGTGGGCAGTCTACGACCCAGGCATTTGGCCATTCAGCGTTGCTGTGGCATATACCTTGCTGGTTTTCTGGCCGATCCTTTGGCGCACGCAAAAAGGCGAGTAGGACACACCATGGCAAATCCAGCAGGTACGCAGATTGCTCCCGCCATGACGACCGTAACTGTGCCGACGACGGCCGGCGGTATTCTGTTGATTGGCGAGAATCCGACCCGCAATGGACTGGTGATCACCAATCGCGGAGCGAATGTGCTCACATTCGTTGCCCTCAAGCCGCTCCCGTTGACCGGACCACAGAATGTGCCGGTTGCCGGAGCTGCCGGATTCGGCATCGACCTGGCGGCGGGAGAGAGCATCGTGTTGGGCCCGGTTGCGAACAGCGGGTTCCCGTTCCCGTTCACTGCAGCGGTGCAGGGCATCACTGTGACCGGCGCCATCGTGTGCACGATATCGGAGTTCTAGCGTGGGCGAATACAACGTCGTCATCACGAAATTTCTGGACTACCAGTGCGCGGCGGATGTTGTCCCCGTTCTCGTGAAAAACGGCGGCGGCTTTTTGATGGCGGCGATTGCGCTCAATTATGGCGCCGCTACCCGGTTCCTGAAATTCTGGGACAGCGTTGGTGCGCCGATTGTTGGCACGGATCGTCCATTCTTCGCGCAGGGCGTCAACACGCTTGCCCCGGCCACTATCGCCAGCTCGAATTCCTTCGCTGGAATCCCGTTCGTCAATGGCCTGTGGACGGTCGTCACCGTCAACTTCATTTTCACGGACGCGACGGCGCCAGGCGCTGGAGAAGTAAACACGCGCATTTTATATAGGTAGCGGAATGGCGACAACCCTTCCTCAACCAAATCCTTTCGCGGCGCCCTTGGTTGGCACGTCGGCGATCGAGATCGCGCCGCAGAACGTCAGCCGGGAATCTCTGTTCGTCTACAATCCCAGCGCAGCCGCGACGATCGCCATCGCGCCAGCTGGTGCGACCCCTGCGATCAACGGCGCCAACTCGATCACGCTGTTGCCCCAAACTGGCATGCAGCTCGATGGCTGGACAGCAGCGGTCAACGCTATTGCAAGTGCACCGAGCACGCCTGTGACGGTGTATGAGTTCTCGGGGGTGTGATGGCTTGTTGCGCGCCTGGCGTTCATGGCCTCCCGTTCTTCGCGCCCGGCGGAGCTGGCGGCGGTAGCGGTGGATTCATCCCACCCGCCGCGTTCGGTCCCCTCGGCGCGCCTCTCGTCTCCGGCGGACCTGGCGTCCAATCATTCTGGGGCAGCCGGGCGGTTTTCGCCGAGAGCGTGTCGCCCGTTCTCACTCTCACCCCAGCGACTGGACTGCAAGAGGGCTTGCACGTTACGCAAGTTATGACTGGAGACGGGCCCTCACCTACCGGCCTCGTGCGTGCTAACCAATTCGATGTGGTCTCCGATCAGGTGCGCCTTGGCACTGACGGCAACAACATTTTCTCTGCCCTGTTGATCACGCACAACTTTGGCGGCGGCAACACGTCTGGTGCGCGAGAAACGT